CACTGGTGCTTTAGTGGATTACTACATTCGTGCCATTTATTTTAATGGACGTGTAAATCACCGTAGGGTGGATTATGCACACATGAAGACGTATGAAACTAATGGCCAGAACACAGTAGACTTGTCTTATTTCGAAGATCCTGCTAAGACTAGTGGGATCCTCTTGAAGTGAGCGGATTTCCAGAGGATGATCTTAGGTACGGTAAAGGATACCGTGTGGGAGATGTACAGATAGCTGATAAGCTTAAACCCATAGATGATTATAAAGAATCTTTAGAATTTACTAAAGTTTCTCAGAAACCTAAGTATCAACCGGAATTTCGTCCCGTGGTTTGTGGTGAGTTACCGTGGTCCTACGATGGCCATGTAGCTCCGCGCCCAGATCACACTGATGTAAATAGTAAACAAACCGGTGTAAGATATAGAGTTGGTAGGGGGCACCCCTACACAAAAAGTGGTGTCAAAAATTTTGGACGTTTCGTCAAGTCTCATTTGGAAGAAATAATGAATGTGGACGGCGATTACAATTATCTCCCTGATCTAGAAGAGTGGTTAGGTGAGACAAACTACAATGAAGAGAGGAAACAACAAATAAGGGATACATTTGCAAAGGGAGAGTGTCATGACTTCGGTGATGATTTCTTTTCTGAGTGGGAAGTACACAGCTTCTCCAAAGATGAATCCTACAAGAATTTCAAACACTTGCGCGAAATTATGGCTAGATCTGATTATATCAAGGGTAGACTAGGCCCATTCTTTTGGTGGATCCAGAAGATGTGGGCTAAGTATACTAGCGCTGACTACGACATAAAAGGTTTGTGTCGTCAGGCAGTTGCTGAAAAGATCAATTCTAAACTAGGTGACAAGGGTCCATATTACGTTACTGATTGGACCTCCATGGAAAGTTCCATGGTTCCTGACATGATGGATGCATGTGAGTTCCAAGTATATAAGGCGTTTGGTAAGTATATACCTAACTTCTTCAACACCATCTGGCAAGATCTGCTACAGCTGAAACAAGTTAACGAAATCAAGTGTGATATGATATCATATAAAATACTTGGTTGTCGAATGTCCGGAGAGATGAATACTTCATTCTCCAATGGAATAGTTAATTATTTCACTGTCAAATATGCAGCGTACTTAAGTGGAGTGCACTGTGTAGTCATGTGTGAAGGTGATGATGGCATAGCCATTGCATCAGGGGAATTGGATTTCTCTGTGCTAAATGGCAGGCTGCCTGTCTTCTTGAAGACCGGTAAAGTGAACATTTTTGAAAACAGCGACTTCGTCAGTCTCGTCGTCTCTAGGGATGGTGAAATTGTATGTGATCCTGCTTGGGTTATGGTGAAGATTGGTTGGACCGGTCGTCAGTATGCTCGCAGTGGTTACAGAAGTAAACTAGCTTTGCTTAGAATGAAAGCAATGTCTTATTTGTATAATACGCCCGGCTGCCCGGTGGTAGCAAATATGTGTGAGAGGATTCTTGAATTGACAAAAGATGTCACTTCTGAAGAGTTGCAAAGGGTAAGTGAGAATGAGAACGAAGGTAAGTGGTTTAGACAAACCAATCCAGATTGGGTGAACGGGAAACGTGCTGACAAACCTAGTGATGAGGCCAGATGGTTATTCACTATCAGATACGGAGTAACTGCTCAAGAACAGATTGAATTGGAAGAGACTATGTCTACTATGCCGTTAGGGAGATTTTCACATCCGACCATGGATGCCATTATGGATCCTGACTGGAAAACCTACAATGACATATACGTCAGCAATGAAAAAGAAGCTTTAGATCCTCACCTCTTGGGTACATGGAGCCCAGATCTTGACTTGGATTACTACACGCTAGGTAAACCAATACCAGGCCAATAAGTCAGATCAAACCGAGTTGCGCTGGCGCGCGACTCCACTCTTTGAAAATACGCCAG